CGGCGACGCGCGCTCGGTGCCGCTGAGCACCAAGGCGCGGGCGTTGCTGCGCACCCTGGTGACTGGGCGTGACGCCGACGAGCAGGTCGTGCCGCTCACGGCCGAGTCGCTGGGGCTGTACTTCCGCCAGGCGCGCGACGCCGCGGGTCTGCATGACCTGCACTTCCACGACACCCGGCACGAGGCCGCCACGCGGCTGAGCAAGAAGCTGTCGAACGTGCTGGAGCTGTCGGCCGTCACCGGCCACCGCTCGCTGCAGTCGCTCAAGCGGTACTACAACCCCGGTGCGGCGGAGCTGGCGGCCAAGCTCGGCTGAGCCAGGGCCCACACGCTGTTGGGCACGGCCGGCGGCGGCTTCATGCGGGAGCGGTACTTGCGCCCCCGCTCAGAGGCGCTGACCGGCTTGGGCTTGCGGGCGTCGGGCTTGTTGCCCAGCGCGTAGACCGGTCGCGGGTAGCGCCGCCCGAAGCCCTCCATGGTCCAGCTCTGGATGTGGATCTGCTTGGTCACCACGGTCAGGCGCATGGCGGTCAGGAAGCTGGACACCTGGCGGTAGTGGACGTCAGGGAAGAACCGCGCCACCTCCCTCATGGTGAGCGGTCCGCAGATGTGCAGCACGTCGCGGATGTTGGCGAAGCTGGGCTTCATCCGTTGCGCTCCTTCAGCGCGGCCTCGATGGCGCGGGCGAATGCTGCAATGATTTCGACGGGCTTTCTGTCGGCACGTCCTTCGGCCTCCAACATTGGCCAAAACTCCTCCTCCGTCAGCCCTCGCCACTCGCGGCGGGGTGGGTGGGTGAAGAGAGGCACAGCCCTCACGCCCTTCTCCGCGCTCATGGCGTCCATGTGCTCAGGCTTCCAGACAAGGTGCGGGCCGTGCATGTCGTTGTTGAAGGTAAGCCCAACGTACATCCACGCCACCGGTTCCTGCTCCGGCTGCTTTAGCGCGGCGCGGAGGGCGGTGATGGCGTCTCCGCATCGTTTGGGACGGGCATAGTCCACTTGCAACGTGAACAGGCTTTCCAACGCCTCCAGCGCCTGCTGGGCGGCGGTTCTCAGGTCACTCATTTCATCCACTCCGGTTTCTTGGGCAGCGGCGCCCAGCCGATGTAGCCAGGCTTGCCGGGCGAGTACTGGCCGTACACGGCCACGCCTCCGGTGGTCAACAACTGCACCTTGGCCGACAGCGGGCACGTCTCAAGCGGCCGCCAGTAGTAGGCCTGGTCCACCGCTGCGGCCTTGTCGCTGGTGAGCTTGACGGTCACGCCTCACCCCTCGCTTTTTGCGTGCACTCAGCGCAGCGCCAGAGCTTGAGCCTGGTGAACAGCGAGCCGCCTCGGATCTCCTTGGGCTGGTCGCAGGCAGAGCATTTCTTGCGGAAGGCCATGCCGGGGCCGGAGCCGCGTGTGCTCATGCTGACGTCCTTGACGTTGCTGTAGTTCTTCATGGGAGTAGTTGCAGGCCGGGCGATGAGGTGCGGCCGGTCTTCTCGTTGTAGAGCGTGCCGGTCACCCGGTCAGCGAGGTAGCTCTTGTCCCGCAGCTTCAGCCGGGTGAAGACCTTCCTCTTCGACTCCAGGTACACGCGCACGTCGCGCTCGATGGGCACCGCCTGGCGCAGCCGCTCCATGTCGAGGTCCATCACGCACATCTCCGGGGTGATGCGGATGATCACCTCGTTCATGGCGCGGAACTCGCCCACGCGGGCGGGCAGGAAAGGCGGCAGGGACTTGTTCATGCCTTGCGGAAGATCCCGTCCTCGCCCAGCGTGCCCTTGCGGTCCTTGATCTCGTCGTAGGCCGAGTCCAGGCAGTCCACCAGATCAACGTCGGCCAGCGCGGCGCCGACGATGAGCGTGACCAGCACGTCGCCGTAGGCGTCCACCATCTCTGCGCGGTCGCCCTTGTGGATGGCGCCGATCAGCTCGGTCACCTCTTCCAAGGTCTTGATGGCCTGCGCCATCGGTGTGGAGCGGGGCACGATCTTGCGATCCTCCGCCCAGCGGATCACTTCCAACTCCAACTCTCTGTAGCTCATCGCAAGTCCTCCTTCATCTCGATCAGTGGCACCACTTCCCAGTCGCCCCGCGCAGCCATGGCCGCGACGTGCTCGTACTCGTCGGTCACCCGCCAGCGTGAGCCCGGCAACTTGTCGGGGTGGAGGCGGAACCGCCAGGCCACCGGCTGCGGCTGTGCTCTCACGCAGTCCGGGTGGTGGTCGCGCCATGTGCAATAACGGTCGCAGAACTTGTCCTGCTCTGGCGTCGCGCTCACTTGAGGATCTCCCGCTCCAGCAGCGCCACCGCGTCGTCGATCTGCTCGTAGATGTAGTCGGGCAGGCGGGTGTCGCGCATCAGGCCGGCGCACTCCAGCGCGCTCAGCAGACGCAGCACGCGCAGCAGCTCTTCCTTGGTCATCCCTCACCCCTCTCGTCGTAAGTCACCGTCGAGGTGTCACCGAGCCTCCACTTCGCGGTGTTCTCCACCCGGTAGGTCTTGGTGCACACCTTGAAGTCGGGCATGCGCAGCTCGCTGTGGGTGATCGCCGGGTCGAAGAACCTGCAGCGATTGTTCGGCTGCAGCGCGAACTGGCCATTGTCCAAGCGCAAGAGGTTGAAGCTCTTGTGCTCCTCTGGTGTTTCGCTGAACGTGAAGTCGGGGATGCGCGGGTCGGGGTTGCAGCTGTCGATCGTCAGCATGTACTCGCCCCGGTGCAGGCGCCTGTCCTTGCCAAAGAACTCAGCGCGCAGCCCCTTCAAGAAGGGCTTGTCGACCACCTCGATGTGGTAGCTCATACAGTCCCAGATTTGCAGGACGTCGAGCGGTAGCAAATCATCCTCGGGGTGCCACACGAACGCGCTCAGCGGCAGCTTGTCGTACAGCGCACCGTACTGCGGCAGGTAGGTCTCAAACCGGAAGGCCTGGCCCCGGATCGATTTGACGCTGACCCACACGCCTTCGATGAGCTCGTCGTCATCGTGCTTGGGGTCGAAGTCGTAGAGGTACTCGGGCCGCACCAGCACCTTCTCCGGCGGCAGAGGACAGACAAAGCTCATAGGACATTCCACCCCAGCAGAAACAGCTTCCAGTAGGCCTTGAGGACGAACCCCACGGCAGCGATCAGCATGGCCGCGCCGAAGCCGAACGCAGCGACCGACAAGATTCTCTCCATCATTTGGTCTTCTCCTTCTTGACTGGCGGGTGCACCACCTCGCGGGTGGTGAACCGATGCAGGTTCGCGCACTCGTAGCGCCGCCGGGTGTAGCCCGCGAGCTTGCGCGTCTCCAGCACCTCGGTCCAAGTTCCACAAGTCGGGCACTTCATGGCAGCCAGAGCGCAATGACAACGGCCGCGAGGAACGCGACAACGGTCAGCGTGACCGCCACTAGGAATCCGCTGAGCACCTTGTCGGCGCACTCCTCCTGGCAGTCATCGGTGCAGGGCTCACGGCCCTGCTGGCACGACGTCCCGCGGCACCTCACTTGCGCCCCCGCACGACTGGCCTGCGCACGGCCGGCCGGCGCAGGCTCTCCAGCCACTCCTGCACATCAGCTTCCAGCCACATCACCGCCTTGGTGCCGGGCACCACGAGGCGAGGCGGCAATGTCTCGGGACGCCGGGACACGTCGGACTTCAGCGTGGCCACGCTGCGCCCGAGCAGCGCGGCCAGGTCGCTCACGGTCAGGGTCTTGAGGGTTGTCATACGCGAGTCTCCAGCTCGATCAGTTTGTCGATGTAGTGGCGGGCCTTGCGCAGATCCTCCACGCCGCCCTTGAACTTCCAGCGGCTGAGGTACTTCACGGCGTTGCCGTCGAAGTAGCCCAGCCCCCAGTCAGCGATCACGTTCCAGGTCTCGTACTGGAACTGCTTGTAGTGGGTGCCGCCGTGCTGCACAGCGTCGGCCTTGGTCTCGCTCATCAGTCGATCTCCTTCATGTAGTACCGGGTCTCGAACCCGTCGCCGCGCAGCAGCAGGTCGCGCGCCCAGTCGATGGGCTGGCCGAGGACGGCCTCCACATCGGCCAGGGAGCCGACCCCGTCTGCTGCCTCGATCACGATCTCGTCGTGGATCGTCATCAGTTGCTGGTAGCCCCGCTCGTCCAGGCGCAGCATCGCCTCGCGCAGGCAGTCCCGAGCGATAGCCTGCGTGACGTTCTCCACGAGCTTGCCGCCGTAGCTGGACAGCCGGGTCCACTGCTTGGTCTTCTGGTCCAGGCCCTCGTAGGTCAGGCTGCCGGCGCTGGCCACCACGAAGCGGCCACCGTCAGCGGTCTCGCGGTACAGGTCCTCAGCCTCCAGGCGTGGCTTGACGTAGGCCAAGCGCCGGCCCGAGGGCAGGGTGATGAACAGAAACCCGCTCTCCCAGGCGAACATCAGCTTGGCGCGGCCGGCTGCGATCGGCAGCACCACCGTCGTGCGCTGACCCACTGCGAGCTTGGCTGCGCGCTCCATGGCGTACCAGAGCTCCACCACCTCGGGGTTGGCCTGGCGCCAGGCGTTCTTGATGTCCTCCAGCTCGTCCTCGGGCACGCCCATCTCCAGCGCGCCCATGGTCTTGAGCGCGTTGGCGCCGCCCTGGTATCCGAGCGCGAGCTCGGCCACCTTGCCGCGTTGGCGATACGGGGACTTCTTGGTGACGGAGCCAGGCGGCAGCTTGAACATCTGCTCGGCCGACGCCTCGTAGATCTTGCCGTGCGTGGCGAACACCTTCAGACGCCACTCGCACCACGCGAGCCACGCCACCACCCGGGCCTCGATCGCGGAGAAGTCCACGACGATGAACCGGTGGTCGGGTTCGGCGATGAAGGCGGTGCGGATCAGCTGGCTGAGCGTGTCGGCGGTGCCGAACAGCATCTCCAGGTCCTCGAACCGCCCGGCGATCACGAGCTCACGCGCGAGGTCCAGGTCGCGCAGCTTGTTCTGCGGCAGGTTCTGCACCTGCACCAGCCGCCCGGCCCAGCGCCCGGTGCGGTTGGCGCCGTAGAACTGCGTCAGCCCGCGCACGCGGTCGTCGCGGCACGCGGCGCGCTGCATGGCTTGGTACTTGGTCACACTGGTCTTGGCCAGCTCCTGGCGGATGCGCAGCACGCGCTGCACCGTCTGGCTGTCCGTGGCGGCCAGCAGCTTGGGCACCGACTTCTTGGTCAAGTCGGCCACCTCCTGCTCGGTCTCCTCTTCGAGCCAGGCGATGAGCTGGTCGCGGCTGTTGGGGTTGGTCAGCCCGGTCAGCGCCACCGCCTCGGACACGAGCATGGCCTTGATGCGCGCGTCGGCGGTGATCGCGTTGTCCACCAGCGTGCGGTGCACGCGGATGCCGCGGTTGTTCATCTTCTGGTCCAGGTGCCACAGCCGCCACTCCACCGCGGGCACGGGGAACTTCGACAGCCGCCGGGCCACCTCGCGCTCGGTCTCGACGTCGCGTGCGCAGTAGTCCTTGAACAGCTGCCACCGGGCCGGGTCGTGGTGCGGCAGGTTGCGCGTGCGCCCACCGTTGGTCTTGGTCGGCTTGCACGGGATGCAGAAGTAGCGGATCAGCGCACCGCCCACGCCCATCTTCTGCTTGTCCTGGTCCAGCCCGAGCACGCGGCCGACGTCGCCCAGGCTGCCCGGCAGACCGAGGTAGAGCGAGTGCACCGACGTGCACTGCCACTGCGTGACGTCGAGCTGCAGGCCGAAGTGCTTGCTTATGCATGCCACCTCGAAGGCCGCGTTGAAGGCGGTCTTCGTCACCTCGGGGTCTGTCAGGTCGTGCAGCACATGCTGCGGCAGCGCTTGGCCCTGCAGCAGGTCCACGACGTTGACCGAGGAGTCGCCGTAGGCGTAGCCGAACAGCGTGACCTCGAAGTCGTCGCTCTCCACGTAGCGGTGGACGCCGCACTTGCGCAGGTCCACGCTGCTGTAGGTCTCGATGTCGATGCGTAGGGTTGTCATGTGTCCTCTTCGGTGAGGGCCCGGCAGGCGCTCACCGAAAAGGGCCCCGGGTGGGGCGCCTCAGGGGTTGATCAGTGGGTCCTCCACACGCGCACGCCGCCGGTGACCTTGCGCACGGTGAACCGGCAACCCAGCTGCTTGGCTATGGTCGTAGCCCCGCGGCTTAAGTTCGCCGAGCGAGACTTCATCTCCTCGGCTGTGGCCTCAACGAAGAAGCTGTCACCCACCTCCATCTCAGCCCAAGGGTACTTGCTGGCGCGCGTGCGCGGCGGGGGCACAGGGACGCCTTTGTCGATCGTGATCATGCGAGGAACTCCTCTTGCACTGCGGTGAAGTCGTCCTCGGCGCGGCTGCGGCCCGACAAAGGCTCGCCGTCCGCAACCTTCTGGACGTTGCCAAGGCCCGCAGCGACGCCGCGGTTGCCGTTCTGGTTGTAGGCGTAGAAGTTGATCGACACCCGGCCATAGCAGCCGCTGTACACCTCGTCGGCGTTCAGGATCGGCTGCACGCTGGCATCGACCACCTGGGGGCGCTGCTTGCTGGTGGCGTTGATGAACCAGTGGCCCTTGTACTCAGGCGTGTCACGCTCGGTGTCACCGTCGCGCAGCGGCACCTTCAGGCCCGGGGGCACCTTACCGCCCCAGGTCGCCTTGCCGGCTTCCTTGGCGGCCTCGATCGCCTGCTTGATCTTGTTGACCGAGGCGGTGTCGGACTTCGGGATCAGCACGCACACGCTGTACTTGGGCTCTTGGCCCTCGTTCTGCGCGCGCGGCTGGAACAGGTTGACGTAGGACAAACGGGCCTTGCCCGTGACGATCTTCGTTGCGCTCATCTGGAGCTCCTTGATTACGAGAAGTCCGCCGCAGCTGATGCGACGGAGTTGAGAGCCGGCCTCTTGTCAGAGTCCGGCACAAGCGTGGGCTTGCCTTGCGGCTTGACCACGAGATCGCTGATCAGCTCAGCGAATACCTTCTTGCCCAGCGCCTTCTCCATGGCCGTGATGCCAAGGAGCGAGCGCTCGTAGATCACTTCCGCGGGGATCCCGGAGGCGATCAGCTTCGCGGCCACCTGGTCCTGGTCCACGTACTTGCGGTTGGCCCGGCCCTCGACCAGCTTGAAGCCGGGCACGGTGTGGCCGGTCTCGGCTTGCGACAGGGCGTAGGTCTTGACGTCCTGGAGCCAGGCGATGGCTTCGTCGGCGCGCGGTAGGATCGCGGCTATCTGGTCAACGGTGAGCAGTTCTGGAGGGGTGAACTCGCGCTTGGCCAGGGCCAGGTTGTGCTGGGCCCGAGCCGCGCAGGTGAACCGCGCCTTGCAGAACCCTGACGTGCAGTGCTCGCCGGCCACGAACTCGCCAGCCCCGTCCCACGCCAGCGTGGCGCGCGGGCGCACGTAGTCGTCGGCCCACCGGGTCAGCTCGTCGACGCTGAGCTCCTCGCTGCTGTAGTTCTGCAGCCGCGGCTGCAGGACGGTGGTCTTCACAGACCGCGCGTCGAACAGGTGACCCAGCTGGTGCAGCGCGCCCAGCGCGTACAGGCGCATCTGGCTGTTGTCGATCGCGCTGACCGGCACGCCCTTACCGCCCTTCAAATCGAGCGCATGAAGGCACTGGTCGCTGACGATCACCAGGTCGCCGGTGCCGAACCCCTCGGGCACCCACGGGCTGAAGTCCAGGCGCTGCTCCAGCAGCACGATGCAGTCCGGTGTGTCCTTGCGC